ATACATATTAGCCCCTTGCTGTTACTAGTTAATATACTACGTATTATAGATGTTTTTGGACAAGCCGTCAACCAAAACTATACGTCATTGTATACAAAGACTTTTTGGAGTGTTTTTAGAGTGGTTTCAGCCCAGGATTGGGCTGTTTGGTGTCACTTTGTTGTGGTTTTAGTGCAGGGTAATGTCGTTATTAAACTGTTCAAGGTCAGTAACATCCAACAGTTTCATAATTTGTTTGATAATTTTCGGCGGATTATTGTCAAAAATTGCTTCTGGGACAAAGGCATACTTCAAGTTGCCGTCTGAATCAAATACAAAGCCATAGTCTTCTGCATCTATGTCTTGCTCTTGTTGCGCTTCGATTACTTCAAAATCATCTGCAATAGGCTTGCTCATTCTACTATCCTTTATTCCGGGAAGACCATCTGTTCTTGCACAATGTATGGATCTTTAATTTCACCAGACTCAATTCTGCGTCTTTCTTCTGACCGTAAGTAAGTTACAATAGCAACTATATCCATACCGTCAATGGTTGTACCAAATGCACCCATTGTGCCGCCTAAACTCTGATTGGTAATGCCCACACTAATGGTTGTGAATATACCCATGTTGGTATTTGAACTGTATGTAAACTTGCCACATGTTAAGCAAGGACCTTTGCCACCTTTGCCTTGGCTACCATGACAGAAGGAACAACGTCTGTCGTACCACTCTCGACCATTTTGTACTGTGTCTGAGTTCGTAATATCTAGTGCCAGATCATTTTCGTTCATCTGATGAAGATCAGCTGAGAATAACAATGTGGGAATAAACAATAGAAAAAATAAAATCTTTGACATACTAAACCTCCAATAGTATTTATTTGGCTACTATGTTAGCAGTTTAGTTTTGGCTGTTTCTATCACCGTAAAATATGTGTGTGCCTATTTTAGCCAATTTAGGATAACGCCAGACAGGGCTAACATAATCTGCATGATAGAATACTGCTTGTTTTAAGCCAGGTAATCTTTTGCCTTCAATTAATACCTGTCTGGCTACTTCATAGCAACGGTCAAAGATAGTTTGATTAACTGACGAAATGCGATCTGATTTACCATCACAGTACCAACTGAATTGGCAACGATGTTTTACAGGATAATATACACTCTTGTCTTTCCAGGATGCTTTGGTTGGGCCTTGATATACCACATCACATATATCATCAGGGAAACTGTTGTGTGCCACTCGGTTAAGAGTGACCTGTGCCACAGCAATCATACCTTCAACTGGCTCACTACGAGCTTCCCAGTATATGTTCCTAGCAAGGCAATCCAATTCTCGCCTAACCTGTCTCATGTCAACAGGCGATTGCTTTACTGCTGTGTTAATAATTTCGATAGTTTCTGCGCCCACTGCTTGGTTTGCTGGCGCTTTAACATTACTAGTGACTGCAATAATTGCATATACTACCAGCCACGTTCCTAGAAAAAATGTTACTAATCTTGACCATTTGGTTAGATCTTGCTTCATGTTTTTCTCCTATCTTACCGCATCCAGTATTTAAAAGCGAGTCGGATGTAAGTTAACAACTGCTATTATACTATAATAGTGGGGTATAATCAAATTTTTTGGTATAAATACATATTATGCCAGCAATATGTAGAGTAGGTGACACACTAACAACCGGACATGGATGTGATACCACAACAACCATTGCTTCGCCAAACAACGACGGCACTGTTCATGCTAACGGTATTGACATTATAGTAGTTGGTGCTCCGACAGTATCTCACCTAATACCCAGTGGAGATTCATGCGTACCTCACGTGGCATTTTTAAATGCTGGTTCAGGTAGTGTTTTCCTCAATGGTATTGGAGTAGGTAGAATAGGTGATAGTGCCGACGCCGGTGCTATGATAAGCGGATCACCTACTGTGTTTGCCGGCGGCTAGTTAAGGCCTAACAATTTCCAACCCAGTTGTGGTCTTGATATAGTGTGTTTTGATTTGATCAATGCATTCAGCAATCATAACAACATGATTTTTTTGAATAGACGCACTGGTATGTGGATCTGCTGTGAACAGTGCTTGAATTAATCCAACACCTTGCTGACCAGGTACTACATTGCATGCCTTCTCGACGTTGTAGTGATCTGCTGTTTCGCTGGTAATCTTTGCAACTATCTCTTCCCCAGTGATTAGTTTTAGTGCGCAGATCTGTCCTTCCCATTTACTATTTTCTAATAACATGTTAACTCTCCTTGAGCTTATCGAAAAATTCAGTTGTTTGATCTGCTAACCCATTGTATCCTCCAGGTAGCAGTTGTTCATTGATATAAATCTGAGGTACTGTACGCAAGCCAGCGTCAACGATGCGTTTCCTTGCATCTGCATCTTGTTCAATGTTTACTTCGGTGTACTTTATACCTTTGATCTCTAGTAGTGCTTTGGCCTTTGTGCAAAAAGGACAATTGTTTTTTGAATATATTGTAATCATACGCTTAATTATACTTGTTAAAAATTATTTGTCAAACCCCGATTAGTCCTAATTAGTTGATCTGGTACCAAGCTGTAGCCACCTACGTATATTCCTCTGTCTATTTTCATTTATGTTCTAGTAGCTGTTAAGTCTTCTAACTTCCAACCTTTAGTTTTGCCTTTTTTTGGAATACCCCATTTCTTTTCAATTTGCATTTTAAGAGTACTCCAACTTAAATTATGTGTTTTACAGAAATCAGTAGATTCACCGCCGTATAATATGTGCTCATCCCCTGTTGGAGATGTTAGTCTGTAAGTGTGGCTATTTTTATTTTTTTTACCGATTCGCAACTTTGCTTTTTTGCTAATTAATGCCTTGGTACTTTCTTTTTGTGTTTTACCGTACATTGGGTTTCCGGCACCAGAATTTAATTCACTAAATCGTTTTCGTGTTTCGATGCTGTGTTGCTTAGGGCCATATCCACCTCTCTCTTTCTGAAGGCGTGATCTTAATTCTCGTTGTTGCTTTGCTTTGTTAACCCCGTATATTTCTTCGTATGTTCTACCTTTCTGATTAGGTGGGCGGGCATCAGGACATATATTGGTTAATATGCCATTCTTGTCATATCCTTTTCTACCATACTTTTTAATTGCAGTGGCCTCGATATCATACGCTAATTCCTCGTCTAATATGTTTTCAGCAATGTATTCAATTACTGGCTCTGCTCCGGACTTTCTTATACTCGCGATTTTATTTTCTTTGTAAACATTTCTAGTGTCGGACACAGTCCGTAAATGTGTTGTTGCTCTGTCACCTGTACCTTTGCCGATATAAAATGGTTGGTTATTTCTCGGATCCACTATTTGATATACATAATACATTCGGTCACTCTCCTGTTTTAAATATTTAGCAAGAGACTGAGAGTAACAGTTAGGTATCGAGTAATCGTTGGATTGGTCTGAACTTAACGCAAAAATAATGTGTTCTCTGTTATCTTTATATGGTGTTACGTCTACTAACGTGTTATCTTGCCATACACTGTGTCTTATGGCCTGCACAACATTGAACCCCTTTATAAAATAATAGCCAATTACTTTCTTGCCGCCGTATATACTAGAGTGTATTCTAACATTGTTATGGCAGTTATTATACTCGTATGCAGACTGTGCGTTAACTTTAACTGCTCCTACCCAATTACAATCGAGAGCTTTTGCCATAGACATAATCTCATTGTCAATTGTAACTGGGTTACTCCACATTTAAAGAGTAAAGCCACTGAACGTGTTTGAGTCCACGTCTTGTTTGGTTCCACCAATTATATATGATGATATTTGAGTTTGCTGTGGTGCCACCTGCACTTCTGCCCCAGCAATCCACTTTTGTGTCCACGGCAACGGATTGCTACCTGTTTTAATACCACAACTAAGCCCAACTGCTGTCATACGCTTGCAGGTCAACCAATCAATGTACTGACACAATAATACTGTGTTTAGTCCAATCATACTACCGTCTTTGAACAAGTATTGTGCCCAATCTCTTTCCTGCTTGGCGGCATTAAGGAACATTGTTTCACATTCCTCTTTAGTTTCTTCGCGGATCTTTGCAAAGTCCTTGTCGTCTGACGGTAATATTTTAAGTAGTGTTTGTGTACTGCCCAAGTGAACATTTTCATCACGTGCAATCAGTTTAATAATCTTAGCATTGCCTTCCATCTTTTTAAGTTCAGCAAATGCCCAACTGCATGCAAACGAAACATAAAAACGTATACCTTCTAACGCATTAACATTGTTTAAGCATAACCATAGTTTACGTTTTAACTCGTAACGATCAACTATAACTTCCTTGCCGTTAACCTTGTGCTTGCCTACGCCAAGTAGATTATAATACTGCACAGCTTTAATCAAGTCATCATAGTAGTGACTAATGTCTTTGGCACAATCTGCAATCTCTTTGATATCGTGTAGTCCATCAAACACTGTACTCGGATCGCTGTACACATTACGAATAATATGTGTATAACTACGACTGTGTATTGTTTCATTAAATGCCCAAGTTTCTATCCAAGTTTCCAACTCTGGGATGGTAGCGATAGGCAAAAATGCTAGATTAGGTGAGCGTCCTTGTACACTGTCCAGTAGTATCTGTCTTTTAAGATTACTGGTGAAGATATGCTTTTCATACTCAGTAAGTTCCTTAAAGTCTTTTGCATCACGCAATACATCAACTTCTTCAGGTCTCCAAAAGAAACCTAACTGCTTGTCTGTCAACTTGTCAAATTGACGATACTTTAGTGTGTCGAATCTCTGTATTGCCGGAGTACCTGCTTCGTCTAGGAACGCAAGTGACTTGGTATGATCTTTATTATTTTTAATATTGAATACGCTCATGTTTTCTCTCTTAAATTACACAACTTTCGCAATCATCTTGATCTTCGTAGTCTTCAAGCTCTTGCTGTTTTGCTTCACCTAGTGCTTCTACTATGTATTCACCTTGTCCATCATATGTATTAAAGTAGTACAACTGCTTTAATCCATACTTGTAACACATCAACAAGTGTTGTAACATTGATGACATTGGAATCTTTTCGTCCTCGTAGTGCTGAGGATTGTAAGATGTGTTTACACTAATACCTTGATCAATGTACTTTTGAAGTACGCCACACAGTTTAATATATCCCTCCGGGGTAGTCTGATCCCACAGTAGTTCATAACGGTTCTTTAACCGCCTATATTCAGGCACAACCTGCTTTAATTGGCCGTGCTTTGACCCCTTAACGCTTACAAAACTTCGCGGTGGCTCTATACCATTAGTAGCATTACTGATCTGCGCACTTGTTTCTGCAGGCATCAATGCCATTAGTGTTGCATTACGCTGACCAGTCCGTTTTATTTGTTCTCGCAGATCATTCCATGGCATACGCTCTTGATGCTTGACCAACTCGTCAACATCCTGCTTATACGTATCAATGGGTAAACGACCTTGCGCAGATTTTAAATCGTTCCATCTGGTGCATGCACCTTGTTCTTCCGCTAAGTCTGCAGAAGCCTTGATCAAATAGTAAGACCAGGCTTCTGCGTACTCATCTACCAGTGGCAACGCCGCTGGGTCACTGTAACTTACATCATTCTTAGCCAAGAAATAAGCAAAGTTAATGATGCCTATACCTAACGGTCTAAACTCTTCTGTTGCTTTACGTGCGGCTTTAATTGGATAACCTTGGTAACTCAACAGTGCATCTAGGCCGCGTACTGCCAACTTGCACATTTTCTCAAAGTCATGTGGGCTTTTTACATTGCCCCAATTGATCGCTGATAAAGTACACAGGGCGATCCTACCATCCTCGTCATTGACATCTTTCAATGGTACAGTTGGTAAATCTATTTCTGCGCAAAGGTTACTCATCTTCACAGGCGCGATCTTTTCATCGAACGGTGAGTGCGTATTAGCATGATCCACGTTCTGTAAATAAATTCTTCCAGTGTCTTTGCGTTCCTGCATAAACCTACTAAACAGATCTGCTGCCTTGTAGGTCTTCTTCCTCAGTTTAGTATTGCGTTCTGCTCTCTCGTATAGCTCTTTGAATTTGTCTTGATCATTGAAGAACGCTTCATACATCTCTGGTACATCATGCGGACTAAACACAGTGATGTCTCCATTTGTGATTAGTCTTTCATACATTAACTTATTAAATTGTACGCCATAGTCCATTTGACGCACACGATTATCCTCTGTGCCTTTGTTGTTTTTAAGGACCAAGAGGTCTTCGATTTCATAGTGCCATATTGGATAGTAAAGTGTTGCGGCACCATTTCTTACACCTCCCTGACTACAACTACGTGTAGCAGATTGGAATAACTTGTAAAAAGGAGTTACGCCTGTGTGAAAAGCATCTCCTTTGCGTATAGGTGCACCTAATGCACGTATACGTCCTGCACCAATGCCAATGCCTGCTTTTTGTGACACGTACTTAACAATACTTGCGGCTGTTGCATTGATACTGTCTAAACTGTCGTCTGTTTCAATCAGCACACAACTGCTGAACTGTTTTTGTGGTGTGCGCACACCTGCCATAACCGGTGTAGGCAAACTTACATCAAAATTACTGATTGCGTCATAGTAATCACGTACCCATTTGAGTCTAATATCTTTAGGGTAGTCTTGGAATAGTGTCGCGGCTATTAACATGTAAGCCATTTGTGGAGTCTCAAACATCTCACCAGTAACACGATTTTGTACAAGATACTTGCCACGCCATTGTTCCATAGCAACATAGGTGAATGTTTCATCACGATCATGTTTAATATAACTATCTAATTTCTCCCACTCATCTGTATCGTATGCTTCTAATAGGCCGCGATCGTAAAAACCACTTTCGACATTGTGTTCTACCAGTTTTAACAATGGCCAAGGTGCATAGTCCCCATATACTTGTTTACGTAGATGATAGTTAATTAGTCTGCCAGCAACATACTGATAGTTTGGAGCTTCTTCTGAAATCAAATCAGCGGCACTTTTAATAAGTGTTTCTTGTATGTCTACTGTTTTGATCCCAGTATAAAATTGGATGTGGCTTTTTAGTTCTACTTCACTGGCACTTACACCTGTAATACCTTCAGTTGCCCACATAACAACCTTGTGCATTTTTTCTATGTCTAGTTCTTCTTTGATTCCATCTCTCTTGATTACTTGAATCTTTGTCATTCGTGCCCCATCATTATTATTCTAACGTTAGTTCTGTTGCGTCATAGCAACGTTTCAATGTTAATGTTTCTGCAATATCAGTTTTATTTAATACCTGATTGTCAATCAAATTAAGTACATATTTTCCTTGATTCAAATAGGCTACACAATATTGATACCCTGTGTTTGAATCAACATACACATGTACTTCAAGTTCTAAATTCGTTCCGTGCTTGCTATGATATAAAGTATACACTATTCCCAGGACTTTAGCAAGATCACAATAGTAGTTATCTATAATTAAATCCCAGGCATTTGGCCAACTTTCGGGATTGTCTAAATCTAAATAAAAGGCAGTCCAAGGACAGGGCTGCCAGAAATCTATTGTTTCTTGTAATGCTTCTTCAAAAGGAAGTTGGTTGATCTTGAATCTAAAATTTTTCCAGCACTTCAATCTAGAAGCACTAGTGCGTAACTTGAACATCTTTTAACTAATAAATTGATTGATTGCGTATTTAAATGTGCCTGTGCCTGATTCTAATGTGACGGTTAAACTAGTGGCATTGGCGAATAAGTTTGCTTTAACACCAACTCCATTTTCCACATGTTGATCATGAAACTCTGAACTTGTTCCATCTGTACTGAATTGGTATGTACCAAAACGTTTTGCTGAACTGTTACTGATTTGATACTTTATTTCGCCTGCTGTGTTAGCAACGAATGTTGCAATAACCGGCGAAGCAGTACTAATTGACGCACTACGTGCTACTCCGTATCTTAGATTACCTAGTTGCATACCAGTAGTCAGTGCGCTTCCGTTAGTATGTACTTCACCAAAGGAAACAAAACTAGTTGCGCCTGCAGTAGTTTTTCTTGTGCCAACAGTTCCGAAGTAGTTGTTAATACTACTAACACTATCAACACTGTTCAATACTATTGCAGTATTGCTGATACCATCAAACTCAGAATTAAGTATGTTAACAAACTTTGTAGTAGATCCCATGTTTACAATACCGTTACCACCACCTAATATTTTGACTTTGTCTAACGTAATATTTTGTGTACTGGTGCTGGTACTTAATATTTCAATTACGTTAGGGTAATAAGTTCCTGCTTTGATATTAGACTGAAAAGCTGTGTTTGTTATTCTAACATTACTAGCACTATCGATGTTTAGCAAAGGATACTGAACGTCTGCAGATACGTTTTGGAACGTTAATCCGCTTATATCGATTTGATCAGGTAGTACTGCACTGCCTGTCCCAATTGTTGCTCCACTTTGGAATGCGCTGTCTGACAAATTTGCTACAGTTAAATTACCATAAGTTAACTTAATTGTACTGCTAGACGGTCCGTCACCTTGTAAACTTGTGTTAGGCGGAATGCTAATAACATTACTGGTTAAGTATGTTCCTGCAGGAATATAAATTGTTCTTCGTGTGCGAGTATCGAAATTATTTTCTGATTCTTTATATATCTGTTCGATTGCACGACGGATCGATGCCGTATCATCCGCAACACCGTCACCTACTGCGCCAAAGTCTCTAATATTAACAAAGTCATCAAATTTCTGTTGGAAACTGCGTACTGTTGGATTAAGGATACTACTGCCAGTTTCGACAGTATACTCTGTAACATTTCCCTTAAAAGTATACGAACCAATCAATGCCGCTAAGTCAGTGTATTGTGTTAACACTTCTGTAATACCAGTAGCTGGTGCACCTTCTGCTACGGTACCGTTACCGATATATAATTTACGTGTGTCTACACTCCAGCCGAGCTCTGCGCCAGCAAGTTGTGGTAGGTCTTGATTAAGACCTCGTCTATGTTGAATTCTACTTATTTGGGTAACAGCCATCTATTAAATCCTCATTATTTTGTATTTATGCGGTTTCGTAGTATAGCTCAACTCTCTTCATCCACTGCTCGCTCCAGTGATCAAATTCGTCTGCTTCTAATATAAACTCCTGATATTGCGGAGTATCATCTTTAGACTCGGGCTTTGCGCACATTAAAATAACACCTGTGTTAATATCTGTACCGTGCATTTCGTTGTGTGCTTGTGCATACGCTGTTAACTGCAAGAAATAATCGCCGATCCACTCACGTTTCTTAGGTTTGTTGGTTTGTTTAAAGTCAATTATAGCAGGCCTACCGTTCCACACACCAACACAGTCAGTTGTGCCTGCATATAATCCATCGTAGTAAACTGGTACTTCACAACCCCAGTATTCATTCTCACTATCCATTCCTTTCAACACGACTTGTGCGGCCATAAACCATGCAGTCTGTGCATACGGGTTAGTAGGAAACGCACCCAAGTCGTCTTCTTTTACAAAACGTTCAAGATAAGCATGCATACGTGTTCCGCGGCTTGCGGCTTCAGTTACAATTTCCTGTGCTTTCTTTTCGCCTACACGCTTCTTCCAATTACGTAGAGCTTGCTTTTGTTCTTCAGGCTTGGTGCGATCTAGTATTGTGGTTACGCTGGGCAACTTATTGCCTGTGGGTGTTGCATAGTATCTTTTACCACCAACATTAACTCTGTCAATGGGTTTGTATTCATATCGTTTAGTTATCATGTGTTTCGATCCATGCAGATAGTTCATCTGCTATTCGTTGATGACCCTGGTGATCTGGATGATCTCCTTGAGGAATGTTTGCTCCACTTATTTCATGAAGTGACTTGTTATAAAATAGTTCAGTAGGTAGTAGTTTTATTCCTGTCATTGCAGGGATGCTTTGCAACGGTACGGTCCAATTGTAAACAAACAGACATGTTACGCCTAGAGTTTTACACAATCCATATACCATTAGTAGATCCTTAATGGCGTTAGCGTGAGCTAAATCTTGACTGTAAATATATTTGTAGTATTTCGACCCAATCGCATGATTTGAGTTGGCCGGGTGTAGTTCCATTGGGTATCCGTTTTCCCAATACCAACTCCTGTCAGGATTAGTAATACAAAATAGTACTATGTCTCCTTTTCTGATCGATTTACGCTCAACTGCTTTAACAAACTGCCAAGTTGCTTGTTCAAGAGATGTGGCTGCTTGACTTAGATTGTCTAATAGATAATTATTTTCCTGTGCAACAAGATACGGAAATCCTTGTTTCACTACGTCATGTAGGTCCACACCTGCAGGCCAACTATCACCAAATACATAAAGGGTTTTGTCTTTAATGCTCATGGTGCATCCTTCTATAGATTTGTTTTGCATAATCATTGCGCTTACTGCTGGACGATGCTGAAATATGTTGTAATGTCCATTTAAGAAACTGTCCGTTAGTGTTCAACTTCGAAGTCATGTCTGACACTGCCATAGAACATGCAGTGATCGGCTTCGCTGTGGGTGTACGATCCAGTTCAGTTGTAAAATAGAACTTGTTGTGTATTAACCAGTTTTCAGCCAAATTGTCTCTTAGAATCTGATAAAGATCACTTACTAAGAATAAGTCTACTATCTTATCTGCGTCAAAGCTAATATAGTCCATTAACTTTCCTACTTTGTACACTTTGTAAAAATTTATAGTTGCATGTATTAAACTTAGCATTGTCATCTCTATAAAGTCGTGTTGAGTGAATGACACACAACTTTGCGTAAAAGGACTACTGAATTCACTTTGTCCGTGGAAGTCCCATCTTAGGGAGTTACTGTACTCAAACTTCCATTTATTAATATACTCGTTACTTCTGGCTGCCGGACTTGCAGATAGCAGTTCGCTTACATATACAAATGGTATTACATGTTCGTTGGCCATGTCAGACAAGGTTTGTCTCCAGGAATCAACTGTCTGTCCGGGTAGTCCTTGTATTAACTGTACTGCTGATGGTAGGTGCGGGTATAACTCTCTAAGTTCTCTTATATGACTAGTGTGTACATCCCACCCGACGTCGGGTCTATCTATGTTCTCAAGTATTGTTGGATTATTATCTTGTACACTTATTACGAAATGTCTACACAGATTTGCTTTTGCCATAGTATGGAATATTTTTATGTTGTTATCTTTTCGTAATTTGCTTACTGTGTAATCTAATCTAAAACTTGCATTTTCGTTTAGATTCTTATCTGCCATATACTCTATTAGATCAACATCCTCTTGGTACTGACCCAGGTTTGCGTCTGCCATGAATAAACTTTTTACTCCAACTGCTTGGAATAAATCAATTTCATCTTTGTAACTGTCTTTCCTGCGTGTTGTTTTGTTTCCGTAACCGCTATTCCAATCACAAAAAGTACATGCGTAAGGACATCCCCTAGTCAGTTCGTACGAAATAATTGGTTGCAGTTTTTTCTCGTACATGTCGTCAACCATGGCTTTGAACATTTCTGCATTATGTAAGTATGGACTTATTTTAGATTGCGGAACATATTCGTATTCGGCTACAATTGCACCCCTATTAGAATCAGGCCACGCCATGTTTGTAAGTTCTTCTTTTACTAAAGGTTTGTTAAGCACCATCCTCTCAATGAACTCAGCAAATGCTTTCTCGCCTGGCCCATAAAATGCATAATCAACAAATTTATGTTCTAAGAAGTAATTTGGATTTATATTAACGTCTACACTAGGGCCCCCTGTAACAAACAGTATGCTAGAATCTACTCGAGGTCGGATTCTGTCTAACTGTGCTAGTATTGCTATGTAGTTCCAGATATAATGAGTAGTGCAGAACATATCTGGTTTTTCTTGTTGGATCAGACTTACTAGCTCATCGTCAGATAACTTAACTTGTTGTGGGATCGCCCATTCCAACTTCTTGGCTATTTGTGGTTTTTTAATTTCTATATATGTCTTAAGGTAAAGACTAGTTGATTTCACAAAAACGCTGTCATTAGGATGTACAACGTCATGGAATAGTTTATCTTCAGAATGGTAGAATAATATTTTCATAATATACAGTCAAGAGTATTATACTACACTATCATGTGCATACATGTCAAATTTATTTAAGTACAGTATTATAGATTAGGTCGAGCTTTTGCGGCACGTTTGGCCATCGAATCAACTTTCTTCTCAGGCGCTGTTTTAGGAGCAGTATCTTGTTCTGTATCAAGATCCAAATCTTCATCATTTACTGGGTTAATATACACGTACTTTACTAGTTCGCCACCTTGCCCCAATGTAACCTTGTTGTCTTTACTTTTAACTGTTACGTCCTTGACATCTTTAATTAGGCTTTTAGCATTTTCGTTGTTCTTCGAAATGTTTAGTAGCGTTTGATAATTAAACTGTGGGAAACCAGCGGCCTGCACAAGATTAATTAAGCTATCAGCACGTATGCGTGGCTGTTTGTGGGTGTCAGCCGCTCTGTTTTGTAGATAAGATAAGATAGTTAATAATGCACCGTTTTCGTGATCCGTTGCATCATCTTCAAGCATGTCGTCGATGACGTTCTCAACAACAATATCATTGACTTTCATTTACTAGTCTCGCTTTTCGCGACCAACTTCATCTGCACCCACAGCTGGTTCTGTAGCATCAAACTCATCACCAACTTCAACATCAACTTCGCCGGCATCAACTGGAGGAGCCATGTCTGCTTCTGGACTGCCCATTGCCATGTCCATTGGTTGGTCTGTTTGCTCACCTGCCAATGCACGAGCTGCCATATCCATCTGTTCACGTGATGAACTGATTGCGGCTTGAAGAGTTTCTAGTATACCGCCAACACTGCCTTTGAAGTTTTCTGCTTCAGTCATGCCAATTTGATCACGTATTGTGTCAAGTAGTGCTGGCATCTGCTCGTTAGCCATTTCGCTAACATCTTCAAGCATGTCTTGTACGCTGTCAACCATATCTTTAGCGGCTAGTATAGCCTGGCTACGACCCATTTCACTTTCTTGAATTAGTTGTTGTTTGTTCTCAACCATCCATTTGTGAATTCCTTCACGTACCATCAACAAGTGCATGTATTTTGGATTTGTTTCTGCTTTGTGTATACCATGACTGTTTTTAATCTTGTCAAGGCTTTCTGTCAGAGCATTAGCAAGACCGTATGCCTTACTAAAGTCTAGTTTGCTGTAGTTAATCTTTTTGCCAAAACGGCTTTCCATAACTTTATTAATCTTAGTTGCTGACGGTTTAGTGTTCATTTCAGATAGTTTCATTGTTCATATTCCTAAAGTTATTGTATTTAGCCGAGTTAATTGTTTTCTGTAAATTGATTATGGCATGTTCCTGCTGTAGTTTGGCGTCAATGTATCTGTTGGTAAACATTTCTTTCTTATCAATGTCTCCCCGACCCTGCTCTATCTTAATGTGTCTTGCATAATATACCAAATCAGTGGTTAAATTACCCAATCTGCTGTCCCATTTTTTAATTTCACAAGATTGCTGATATTGATCTCGTGTGCAACCGATACAATACAGCATTGCGTTTAGTTTTGATAAGAAGTTGTGTATATACTGCCCGTCTCTGGTTACTTCCCAACAGTCTTTGTGTATACCTTTGACTTCGTACGGACCAATAAAAAACCTGTAATTACCAACCGGAATAACTACAGGTTTGTTTTTAAATTTATTAAGCTCTTTGTTTGTGAATCGTTTGATGTACGCAACTCCCATGTTGAGTACTATGTCAGTTAATAATGCCTTTTCTTGCTTTGTAGATAATCTTGCCTTCTTCATTTGTTTGTCTTAGTAATATGTCTTTATTAACAAGTGAGTTTGCTAATTCTTGTTCTCGTTCGTTCAGTTCAGCTTTTCTAATTACAGGCTTTTCCTGAAATTGACCTAGTACATCTGATTCTTCATTTGTAATAGGCAGGCTAACTTTATTTACTAGTTCTATTATCTTCATTATTATTTTATGGTTAGTTGAACAACAGTGGCAATTAAACCTGCGAGCAGTGCCGCACCCACAGCAGTCATTACACCAATCAGTGTTTTATTGGATTCATTGCTTGCTAATTGACCCAGGGATTTGAATTCGGACAATTTTGCCCGTACATATATAATATGCTCTTCGACACCATTGAGTCTTGCTTCAACATTGTCTAGTTTTTTGTGCAACGTTTTGTACCTTTCAGCGCATAAATCAACGTGCGCTTCAAGGTCTTTTCTTTCACTCTCTGCCATTTCTGTTTCCATTTTCAAATTTGATCGTGCTCTACAATACTACAGGGTTCTGTTACTTGCCGTGAGAGTGTGCCAATGAATGCCGTTAATATACTATTTATAGTGTTATACGTTGATCAATAAAGTGTATGTTTTTAATAGCACCATGTGGGTAAAATATAGGCAACATAAACCTTGCTGTTTCATCTAGTCCTTGTATGATTGGTACTTCTGCAAAGTCATCGTACAACCGCCCAACAGTGTCTTTTCCTTTAGTAAAAACGCTGTGTGCTTCCACGCCAAAACTAAAATACCAAACAGTGTGCAATCCCCTATACATTTCTCCAAAGATACTATCGCCTGACAGTTCATAACTACTGTCAATCGGACCGTTGATCTCAAGTGGTTGGGTTCTCAGACTGAGAACTTGGATCAGTGTTTCCCAGTTACGCTGTTGGTTACGCACGTGATCGTTGCCGGTACGACTACGTGTTACTCCGGTATTAGTTATGTCGACTAGTGTAAATCCCGTATAGTACTGCATACAGATATTTATAACAGTCTAGGATACAGTAAAACTTGTTCCTTCAGTTACTGTAGTTGTTCCAAGGTTTACCGCACCTTTCGATGTTCCGATGGCCTGTATTTGTTGTTGCAAAGGCACAGCATCCAAGCAACTGTGTGCTTCAACACATACATGCACGGTTCCGGTTGCACCAACTGAACTAACTGCTAGTAAACCCGGAATGGCTTGCAGTATTGCTTCATACGCTTCATCAGACCCATCGTCTTCGAACCGTAGATCAACGCCCGTGTCAATCTTAAAGAAACGTACACTTCCGCCAAAACGGTATAGTGTGTCTGTTGATCCTGCAAATTCGTAGCCCGAACTTCTTGATATTCCTGCCATAGTGTATATCTCCACCAATATTTAGCCACAAAAAAAGGTGCCGGAGCACCTTTCTTGTTACTCTTAATTACTATTATTACAAAGCGATGTAAAAGTCTTTTGCTGTTACAGTTGCTGAAGCTAAGTTAACACTGTCAACAGTACCTAATGCTCTGATTGCCGCTTGTAATGTACCAACTACAACTGCGGCACCACCTTCGGTCATGAAAGTCTGTTCTGTGTTTGAGTTACCCAATGTACCAGCGGCAAGAATTGTAGCTGTACCCATGATTGTTTCTAAAACTGCTTGTTGTGCGCCTTCTGGTCCAGCTGAACCATTAATTGCGTTAATATAGTCAATTGTAAAAAACTGTGCTTCTTTACCGATTACTTCATATCCTAGCGTAGTTGCTGTAGGATTTGCTCTTGTTAAACCTGCCACTTTAAATCTCCTAAATAGTATATGCAAGTATTTATTAATAAGCCAAAAAAAAGCAGACCGAAGTCTGCTTTTTGTTTACTGCTGTTAGTTAAGTTAATTAACTAGCTAGTCTAATACCAACTTTACGAACATCCATTGTGGTTGTGGTCATAGGACCGTTAGCACCAATGTTTGCTGCCAAGTCCGCACGTAATGCAGTCTGCATTGCGAGTGCGCTTTCCCATGAACTACGCTCTAGAACAACACTAACTTGTGAGTTAGCGACTGTAGCGCCAAGGTCAACCTGATATGCTACCACGGTTGCGTTGTTACTAATTGCGTTCAATACTGTTTCAACAGCACCTGCTGTTCCGTTTGTACCGCGACGTAATTCGCCTGCGATGTTACCAGCCACAAACTGAATGTTGTATGCGTCAATTGGTGATGCAATACCAGTGTTGATGATTACTGAGTTTGCGTTTTGAACTAGCGAATCGCCAACGTTAACTACAACTTGACTATCACCGTGTACTTTTGTTAATCCTGCCATTTTAATTCTCCTAATATTAGTGCGAAATATCGCATGCTAATATTTATACAGATTTAAAAAAAATTAAGAGTTACTTGGCAAAATTTGCGGCGCTGAAGCCGGCGCGATCGACTACTTTAACTAGTCCTTGTGGGGTGGGGAAAACAAAACCTTCGCCTGCAGGTTTATTGTTTACAAATTGTCCAAATCCTTGGATTTGTGAATCTAACTGATCATGTAGATTTTGTTTGTACTGCAATATAGCACTGAATATGGTATTAATTCCGTTGTATCCTGGACTAGCAACGGTCTTACCTTGTGCATCTTTAGCAAATAATAACCCACTATAATCATCACCTACTAAATTTTGATATTGTTTGGCACTGGTGTTACTTTCCAACCATGTGTAAAGTGGTTGTTTTGTTTGCCCTGTTACAAATTGATTAAAGTAACGTTGTATCTGCTGTATTGTACTTGCAGGTATTTGTGCCAACAATGCATCTACTGCTGTACCATGCTGTTGTATTGTGGCAGTGGCACGTTTAGCTAACTGTACAGGCTGTTTTAACTCGAAGCGTAGTCCTGCACTTGGTGTTAACACTGCTACACCACCTGGAACATTTTCAAGGCCTTTACCGTCCCATTGAGTACTGGCACCACCTAGCTCTGAGAACTTTTGATGTACTACTATACCACCTATACTATTACCTACTATTTTTCCTAGATTACTGTTAACCGGTATACGATACTCAACGGTATTTGGTTTAAAATTGTATGATCCACCCTGCGGGTCTAACTTACCAGAATATAGCAAGTCTCCCCAATAAAACCCAGGACTCTTCGTAGCCGCATCCAACCCTGGCCAAATCTGTGCTAGTTTGTCGTATAAGTCACCACGCAACCCGCCCGATGCTTTGGTGCTGTCGTACTGCTTCCACTCATCTACATTCTTGGCTAGTACGCCTTTGTTCCACATATACTTGTCCATTACTGCAAGTTTACCGTCTGCAGGATCTCTACCAAATATAAGTGCAGGGAACCCGTCCCACTTGATAGTTAAATTGTTAGGATTTGCTACTAGTGCATTAAGTCCTGCTAACTGTTGTTTTGCCGCGGCACTGCCTGAGAATATAGCATCCTCTGGATGCGGAGTACGACCTTTTGTGTTTTCTGTTAGGCTTTTTACAAAACCAAACTTGCTACTTTCTGCCATGCTGTTGAACCAAGCACCTGTGCCCGGCAGTGGTGCAGACTCTGGTAACTGTATATCTGACTTTTCTAATGTTTCTCTTGCTCTGCCAATCAGTTGTTCGTAATTGCTTGACCCTTTAATAGCGGCAACTATATCATCTGCTGAGCTGAGTTTTGCTACAGGAATGCCAGTTACCTTGCTTAGTGTAGCCGGACTCTTGCCGTTCTCATAAGGTTGGTTGGTATCTCTAAAAACCAATCCGTTTTTATAACTCCACTTTAGATTAGGCTGTAGTTCAGCAACAATACTGCTTAGTATAATGTGTCTTGCCATACCTGGTAGTACACTGCCTTCACCACTGCCTGCCATAGCAAAGGATTGCCAGGCTGGGTCATCTGTAAACATCAAATCTGCTTGTGCAAATCCGTTAGCAGAGTTGCCTGCTATAGGTGCTTTAACGTGTACACTATCACCGGACTTTTTGATGTCTGTTTTAGCAACACCTGCGGCTAATAGTATTTGTACCAGTGTGTCTTTGTCTGTGGTGTTGGCATCTACCTGTAAGTCAAGGTCACCTGATGTGTCTTTTTTGCCTGTACTTCCCAACCAAGTGTTTGTGGGGAATGGTAGTCCGGAAACTTTTTCAAGCCAGGCTACAGTGGCAGGAATATCCTCACGTTTGATACGTTGTGTTAAAGGTTGCTTGTCTGCACCTTTAAATATATTTCCGCCTTCGAGTATTATCATTTTTGGTAACTGGTAATTAACTCGTCTAAGCTGCCATTAGGATTGACGTATGCTTTGTAATCGTCACTCCACCATCCTGCAGGTGTAAGGTTAAATCCTACATTCCCTCTGAGTCCTGTTCCGTCTCGCCCTAGTGCTTCCATCCACTTGGATAACGGCATTGTCACACTGGCACTGTAGTTGCTTACATGTGGCGGAGTTGCTTTGATATAAACTTCACTAGGGTCTGTATTAGCAAACTTGTTAGGATCAACATAAACGTCTACGCTATCAATATACTGCCGTTCTGCGTCAGTAATTCTGCCACTTTGTAGTACACCTTGCTTGACCAAGTAATCAACTTTGCGTTTGATGTTAGCATTAACCTTTTCCATTTCTGTATCAATTGGATCGGATGTTGGGCCAGGTTGCTGTGTGTCTTGTGGTTGGTCAGGTTGCGGTGTATCTGTGGTTGTATCTGTGGTTGTATCTGTGGTTGTATCTGTGGCTGTATCAGTATCGTCTGCCTCGGGATCTGCCGGGGGTGCGATCCCTCTGTAATTGGACCACTTGGTAAAATCCGATCCCGAACCAGCGGCAACTCTATTGCGAATTACGTCCATTATTCCTTCAGTTATTTCTTTAATCTTCATTCTTAAGTCTCCGTATTCCGCGAGTAAACTTACTAGCATCCTGTCCCCGAATACTATTCAATAGTCGGCGTTCTAGTTCCAATGCTTTCTCAGGCTCGTAGTTTTCTTTTATATAATTAATTAAATTTATAGCACCTTGTATCACGTGGCCTGCACGACTTTCTATCAAGTTAGCACGATCACGTGTAACAGGCATTTCTGCAAGCTCTGACAAGATGCTACGAGTTTTCTTTTGCAACATTTACTCCAAGTTTGTAGTATTTATGTGGGCTACAGTTTAATTAGCCTGCCTTACTTTTAAGTCCAGCTAACATTTGTTTTAGTTTTGTGCTGTCTACACCAGCATTTATCTTGGCAGATTCTTGTGGCTGACTAATTGTTGTAACACTGCTGGTGCTTTTTATTTGATCCATGATAGCTGATGGCTTTTGTCCACCAAATCCACCACTTTCACTTTGTCCTTCTTCACCTGGGTCTGTAATACGCAAGCTCTCTAAGTTAAACTCTAGGTCAACTTTTTGTCCTACACCACTACTGCTTCTAGTTTTCATCAACTGTATCTGATACCTACCACGTTCACGCATTGCACGACTTGTAAAAATACCAAACACATTATCTGCTGTGTTGATCTTACTGATACCACCCGATATGTGGCTGTGGTCAAATTCAATTTCTTCAACAGCACTACGATTCAACTGCGATGCTGTAATCATTAATATTTCAAACTCTTTTGCTAGGTTACGCAACTCTTCACTTACATACTTGTCTTTAACAAACAAATCACTTGGTGATACTTTAGCACTAACTGGCATAACCAAGTCTAAGTAATCCACCATAATAAAGTCTGCTTTTTTTCCTGTCTGTACTTCTAGTTCTTTTAAGTATGCTCTAATCTGATTAACATTGCTCTGTGCTGGCATGTACTTGATACGCAAGTTACCTGATTTCTTGCCTACCATACGTATCTTCATTTCGAGTGTGTCAAGGTCCTTGAATATTTCTTTGGTTGCAACATTAGCAACCATTGCATCCATACGCATAGCACACAGTTCTTCACTAAGTTCCAGTGTTAAAAACACACCGTTAAGTCCTTGACTTATCCAGTTGATAGCAATGTTCTGCATGAACAAACTTTTACCACTACCACTGCCACCTGCAAAAATGTTTAGCTCGCCTCTGTTCATACCACCAAACAAGCGTCTATCCATAGTAGGCCAGCCTGTGCTGACTTGTCCGTTGTTATCCTTGATCTTCATAAGCCTTGCTCTAGGATCTTCGAAGTAGTCTGTACCCATGTCCTTGGTAAGACTGATCTGCACTGCGTCTTTGATCAGTTTTTCAACTGGATCATACTCGCCATTCTCAATCATGTCCGCGGCTTTGAGGATAGCACGTTCGAGTTCGTGCCTGCGACTAAAGCCTTCAAACTCTACCATGAACCAATCATAGTGTCCTTCACCAACGTCGGGCACTTCTTTAAGATCAACTCCTGTTTGGGCCAGTATCTGTTCCTTTGTGGGCATAGTTTTATATTCACTACTATGCTCCCTTATAAACTTAGCCGCTTCACGCAGACTTCGATCAAAGTTCTCTTCATTGAAAATGTTCTGCACACGCACAAATGTTTCTGCGTCCTGCATCATCATTTCTAAAAACAATTTTTGTATTTCTGCTGAATATTCTTTCATATAGTTAATTATACACTAAAATTTTGAAAATTAATATCTTTATTTCCGTCAAGATAGATTACATTGCTGTTAAGTTCGTTTGTGTCCATACCTAATATTGTATCAACGAACACGCCTGTGCTGGTTTGATTTTGGTCAAGTTCCATTGGATTTATTCCGCAAAAACAAGCATCGCCTGTTCTACTAAAGTTCTTCATTATCAAATAGTTCTGATACTTATTACCAATATAGTCTGCATGGTTAATGTTTGTGTGCTGGTACACAAATGCAGACAACATCCAAGCCACTCTGGAGTTTTTATTCAATGATACAGTTTTAATTATGTGATATGGTAGTATTACGCTAACAAAATACTGTTGTGTCCAATTCTTTTCTAGTCTCCATGTATCAATTACAGGAACTTCTTGATTAAAGTTGTCATAGCTTAATGCTGACCCGTTTTGGTTAAACAGTATAAAGTCGATAGTTGGTAACAATCTCAAGAACTTCTCTATAGTGCCTTGATTAACTGTGTTCCAATCGATAATATGTTGATATAGATTATCTTGTTCTGCTAGTTTTGTACTTGATAAACTACACACTGTCCAGCCTTTGGCTAGTAGTTGCTGTTGTACAGTTAGTCCCCACTTGGACCCACATCCTAATAGTAATGCATTCATAGTTCTGTAAAAATATCTCGCCAGTTCGCACTTATTTTATCTGCGAACGATTCAAAGAATGGTTCGTAATCTTCTTCTTTTGAATTTTGTAATTCTCCTAAGCAATTATCCAACTGTCCAATTAAGTTTTGATTGCAAGGAAAATTATTTTTGTGGTTAATTATTTTTTCTGCACACTTGTCTTTAAGATCCTGCGACAAATTACGGCATTGTATGTTTGTGTGTCCCATAGTAACCTGATTGATCGTGAAATCAGTTATACCGTATCCGTTATTAAAGAACTGTTGTGTGTCTGTTAAGTAAAGTGCGCTGGCTACAAAAAATACAGAATTGACCCTAATGTCGAAATGTGTGCTCTTAAGGAATTGTAGATTGTTTAGGAACTTGTGCCAATTTGCGTCACGCCTGATATATTCAAATCTACTACCTGTTGTGTCAGCACTTATGGTTATTAACACATTTTTAAACTTTAACAGTTCTGTGATCACAGGATTGTTCTGTTCAAACATCATGTTTGTGTTTACTCTAAAAGTGCAGTCAATTGACTTGTCCAGTTGTTTCAGCAATCGTACGTTGTGTTTAATAAGTGTAGGCTCGCCACCACTGAGATATATTTCTTTCATGTGATGTTGTCTACTTACTATTAAATCAATGATTGTATCAGCCTGTTCATCTGGCGTATGCTGAATTGGTTTACCTTGTTCTTGTGCAATTGCGCTACTTTGTTTAGCCCAACATGTAACACACTTCAAGTTGCAAGTACTACTCCAATGCAAATCAATAGCATTCAATTGAAATGCTGTATTGTCAGAATAATCTACATCTACATCTTTAAACATAGGATTATATAAGTCACGTAAGAACTTATATCCTGTATCGCTTTCCTGTAGACTACATGTTCTACAGTTATAATTAGGCAATTCTTTATAAGTATTATTTCGCACATGCTGTGCAGGCCAATCGTTAACAATGTCTTGGATAGAGTTATTACCTAGACGTCCCAGTTCGTGCTGTCCATTCACACATGTAACAATTCTGCCATCTACCTCTACCTTAACATGATTCCACGGTACAGCGCAGAAAGTTTTAGATTGCTTAAACAAATAAAATTTCTTTTTGGGATCCATTACCTGTACAGTCTCTTCTTCTTTAATTCAATTTTCAATCTACTTGTTTCTCTTGCTTCTAGTATGCTTTTTAACACAAACAACTTACCATACTTTACTGTTGCTTCGTTTAGATCTTTACAAGTCTCTTGCCATACAGGAAAACTCACTGTCCATCCTGCTTCGATTGCACGATCCACTAGCTTTTTTCCTGCACGGTCTGTGTCTGGTACAACTATTACTTCACGTTGTAGCCTATCAATTAATTCAACTTGTGTGTCACTTGCTTCACTGCCCTGTATGCTAACACCGTTAACGCTCATTGCATCAAACGGTCCTTCTACCACAACAACAAACTTTGAATCTTTGTATTGCTTGTCTAAATTAAACACATAGTCCGAAGGATGATCACTCCAGTACTTGGGTGTCACTGTGTCTTCTAATGCTCTTGCACTGCTTCCTACCAGTTTGCCTTCATGGTAGTACGGTACTATTATTCTACGATTATAATTGTATGCTTTGGTGTCAGAAAAATAAAACTCATACTTGCTGGTATTGATTGCCCTGTTGGCCAAGTACTGTACGCCTTGTGTAAGATGGGGAGGAATCAAACAGGTATCATCTTCGATCATTCTTGTCATCCAGGACGTTAAACTTACTGCGCCAGCGGGCATCTTTCTGGGCTCAAACTTGATTTCTTCTATTTTGGTTTTTTCAAGTTCTTCAGGTGCTACAAGTTCTTTCAACCTAACAGCACTTATAACCAAATGCCTTATTGTTAAGTCCTCGGCACCCAACCAAGATAACAGTTTTCTAAATTTAAAACCTAAATGCCAACCTGGTGTGAATCCTGTGGTAAAGCCACAGTTAAAACAATGATAAGATATTCCACCTTTGGAATCGGTTTTGACTCCTCCCCTGCCTTTACGATCTGGGGTTTCACCATTGTGTGTACAGCACACTGCGTTAAATGATATCCATCCTGTTTGCTGGCTTTTTCGATTGTCCGCAGGAATTAGTTGCAACAAGGCTTGCTGAATAGTATCTAACATTCAGTTATTATACAGGATTATCGTACAGTTGCCAAGCCCAATAGGCTAAAAATCTTGATGTACATCCACCCAATATCAAACTCAAACATTCGTGCGCTAAGTTTAGCACTGGCTGGGTTTTGATGGTGATTGTTGTGTAGCTCTTCGCCGCCAATTAATATACCCCATGGAACAATGTTGTTGCTTTGATCTTTAGTATCAAAGTTACGATAGCCATAGTAGTGACCTAGTCCATTGATTACACCAGCGGCCCAGAACGGAATCCATATCATTTGGATCGCCCATACTGCCAATCCCCATGGTCCAAACAAAGCAAGGTCGATAGCTAGCATCAAAAGAATACCTATACGACTGTGTTTGGTATATACCCTGCGTTCCACCCAATCGTCAGGTGTGCCTGCGCCATATGCTTCAACCATGGCAAAGTTTTTGCTGGCTTGATGATAGAGTCGCGCACCATCAAACAATACTTTGTGCAATCCGCATATTACAGGGCTGTGCGGATCGCCTTCTATGTCTGTGTGCCTGTGATGTTTACGGTGTACTGCTACCCACTGCTTAGTGACCATGCCTGTGGTTAGCCAGAGCCAAAACCGCATCATATGACTTACTACAGGATGAAAGGTTACTGATTTATGTGCTTGACTGCGGTGTAAAAACAAGGTTACGCAGGCAATGGTAATATGTGTTACCACAAGTGTAAAGATTAATTCTGTCATATTGTTTAGGTAATTCCGGTACCGTTGATGTACCAGGTGTTGGTGTCCACTTTCAACACTGTAGCAACACCATAGTTTCCAACTACTCTTGCAACACTTGTGCTATTGCCTGCTAGGAATAACCCAACGTTAGAAGCCATTGGCTCAACTCTAACAACTCCGGCAGCGTTTGCAATTATCTGCATCTCTGTGCCAATTGGCAATGCTAGGTTTGCATTAAACGGAATGGTAATACTCCTAACAGTACCGTCAGCATAAAAATGCTTGCCGCGATCTGCATTGGCCAGTGTCACGTTTGAGGACAATACCGTTTGTGGTACGTCATTGCCTATTAGGAATCCACCTGCTGTGGCTCCGTCTTGCACCCTTACTGCATTTAGGTCTGTGTCAACAACAAGCTCGCCTACTAGGCCTGTATAAGTTGAGCTTACTGATGTATTGCCTCGCTTGGCCAATAAGTGTGTAGTTAGTGTTACGTTACTGGTTGTCATTATATTTGTCCCGAATCTATCACAGCATTAGCGGCAAAGTTAAGCGGATCGCTTTCGTACCATCCCGGCAATACTTCCATCTTTAATTGTGCGCCAAAGTTATCATCCACGTACAGAGGTCTGTCAATATTAGTTGTGCTGTTTGTTAGTTTAAGTGTAAGCAGATACATTCTCTGCTTTAGTGCTACTGTGGTTGCTTTAGGAATAGTTACACTGCACAAGCCAGTTGCGGCATTATCGATCGTAACAGCCAAACTTTCTACAGCACCCTTTTCGAATGGATCTTGGATGTCCAATTGCATGGTGTTGCCGGTTAGATCAACGGCTTTCTGTTGTTGGTTTCTAACAACAATCTGTAGTGGGTTATCAATACCCTGGTATACTTTTATTGGCTGGCTGAACACGACATGTTTCCTTGGTGGCAAAAAGATTCCCTGGTCCAGAATTTGGACCCGGATAATATTATCATATAAATAACTTTGGATTTCATACATTAATGTATTTATTGAACTTATATGGTTGACATAGACTACGAGAAACTATTAACAGATTATCCCTTCCTAACCTACTTAATATATGGTAATAACGAATATATAGGGATAATTCAGAATGTAGATGACATAGTCACTACAATATACGATTATGGTGCCTTGAAAAGCGTTGAAGAAAAGCAAATATTCTTAAAATTAGCTGATACATGGTGGTGGGAAAGTAATCGACTTATCCCTATAAACGTATTTTTAAAAGCAGAATGGCAGCCATTCAGAGTTGTTGTAAAAACTATGAACAGTAAAGGCGTAGAAATAAAATTTGGTCCGCAGATTAGTTTAAATTCGATATCGGCAAAACGCACAAAACGAAGAAGTATTACTCTTGTCCGGAAATTAAGTTAATATTTACAGCAACCAAGTGCGCATAACTTACTGCGTGTGCTTTCTTAAAGTAATAACTATCATCAGTCGGCTTTTCCCACACAGTTTTTTCAACTCCAGCCCAGGGCTTGCCTATTAGGTGGCGTTTTGCAGGACGCATAACAGCCAAGAACATTGCCAACTTTTCAATTGCGTTGATCTTTTCTGGCATCTGCACAAGAGTGCTGTAGTGATTTCCTATGTGTATAAGTTTACTACAAAAATCTGGATCATATAAACTTTCCCAAACTGGTTCCTGTGCCATCAATCGATCCAAGTGTGCTTCGTTTTTTATCTGTGAATACAATCCTACATTGAGAATGTCTAATTTAATGTACCCACGATCTTCTGCAGAGTCATGGTCGATTGTAGCAAAGCCCGTAAATGGATCAACTGGAATATCAGTAAAGTATACACCTGTGTTATGTTTAACAAGACCGGTGTTACGCAATATACTAGCTGGAGTTTGTTTAAAATACTTCAGAGCTTTTACTCTATCACCTACATCGATATCAATATCACTGGTAAACTTCATAATCCTGCTTCCGCTAACAAGTGTTTAGTCCACTCTACATCACCCATGTAGTCAATAAACTTTCTATTCCAGTAGTCTGGATCAATCCAGGGGAGGATAACACTAATTTGATCATCCCCAAGAGTAGATAACCAATCCACACCGGAAACACAATTAAACACAATCCAAGGACTAATGCGCCCGGTACTGATATGATGGCAAATCCTATTAGCATTACCATACCGAAAATAGTCTTGGAACCCCGCAAGTCCCGAACCGTTGCTTGCATAATCTTCCATGGTTTTAAGAGCACGTTCAAGAGCATCCTGTACTGCCTCCTTCTTTAAGTATTCACGCATCCATTCATCATAAAAAACATCTTTTGTCCAGTAGTCTAGTTTCTTGTTATTTTTCAATAACCAAGTTGTGTAATTTTGTATGTTGAGGCATTTGATGTTAACACAATGCCTGCCAAATTTTACAAATGCCTTGTAGTATGGACTGGTTATAAAGTCTGCATAACTTTTGTTTTTTGCACTGCCCTGTGTTGTTTCGAAAAACTGCAAGTAAGCTCTAAGTCCAAACTGCACACCTGTTTCTTTTTCCTGTTGCCATCGTCGCTTGGGCTCACAGAGATGTGCCGCAAGTGTTGATTCCTTGCGATAACTCTTACTACAGTACTTACAGGTGTAACTCATGTTTCCTTATATGTGTTTCCAAGTAGTTGTTTATCCATTCGTGTGCGCCTGCCTCACGGTGTCGCATTTCTGCTTCTATGTGTTCTTCGTCGGACATGTATGGCACTCCTGCTCTGTGTTGCTCGCGTACAGCACACCATGTAAAATCATTTACTATGTTTTTATTACCTTTTAGTAATTTTATTCTATTAGGTGCTTTTATCAATGTATCGGGCCACCAAATGTCTGCTTGTTGATATATTATACAGTTATGTCCTCGATGTGTCAAACTATCGATCATTGCTAACATTTGGTACATTAAATTTTCTACTCTATCTACTAGAGATAGTTTTTCATACCGTTCTCTAAACAAGATCCACTGTTTGGTTTCCCAGTCGTTCCATTCTGCTACCCATCTATTCTTACCAAAATGTTGATTTTGTGGGTTGGTCCAAGCACCTTCCCATACTTCTTGTTTGGTATGTCTATCTGTGTAGTGGCAAATGGGTAGTTCTTCCCTGCTTATAAAAGTAAACCCTATTACATATAGAGTCTTGTGCGGTGTTTCGTGACTGTGTTTGAGTGTTGTTCTAATGATCCGACTATTAGCACTTCCTGTTATGCTAATGTCATGCGGTGTTAAGTTAAATCTCTTTGCCAGATCAATATGACCGTTGCCTTGAGTATATGACGCCATGTAACTGCATCCGTTAGTAACTAGTTCAGTAATCACTTGAGTGCGTCTCTGATCTTCTTGTCTTCCCAGCCGTTCAACTTTGCTAGTTCTTTAAGTTCTTTCTTGTCGCTAATTTCTGCTAGTGTTTGCAAGTCTTCATCTGTGTAGTCTGGATAAAAGTTGCGCAAGAACTTAACCACCTTGTTGTTGTTAACACGTTTCTTTTGTTTGATCCATTCATGCCTGTGTGTGCCCATACCTGGACTTACAGTTGTTGCCAACAACCATTGCAGTTCTGGGTACTTGCTTAAATCAAACCAATTTTTGTTTAATCGTTCATTGCAACTCATCAGATAGTATCCCTGCAATTCAGCACTGCCGCCTACTGCACTGCCCCAACGGATCATTAAGAAGTTGCTGAACTTTTTGCGTTCCTCATCGGTGAGTTCGCTATAGAATGATCTGTTCTTCTGATCAAACTGTTTCATTTCATAAAATATGTCTAGTTTATTCATACTGGATGATGCATTGTTGGTCCGTCGTCGTCTTTCTTACTAAGTTCATACAGTACTTTAGCACGTTCTAGTGCTTCTTGCAAGGCGGGATTGCCCTTTGCGGCAGTTACAATTTTATGCCAATAGTGTGATTCTTGTATCCAGTTGTCAACTGGGTATGTTCCTATTAATACTCTTTCACTGTGTGATTTGCCAACAGGCCTACCCCAAATATTACCATATGTGTCGTTTTCGTAAATGTACTTGGTGCCTGTTTCTACTGTTTCCCATTCAATTTGATCTTTTGGATCCATCTATGTATTTCCTTGCAGGTTCTGTAACTATGTATCTACCAGTTAGCCTATCCTGGAAGCCCTCAATGACTTCACGATGCAGGGGTAGATCTTCTAGCCCATAGTCAGGCGATGTACATTCGTAGTTGGTGTTGAACGTACTAGCAAAATAAATTTGCGGTATGTCAATGTCTTTAACACACTCATGCACAAACTTGTGGTGTAGGTGTCCATAATCACCATCTTCATTATGTGTCAGTATTAGTCTATAGCCACGTGCCAGGTACTGTATCTTTGCTTTTGCTTCTTTGCCATCGAATCCCAACTCGCCACGCTCTACATAACTGTAGTCATCACGGTTGCCCAGGAAATACGTATCAATGTTGTGCTTGCGCCAAAATGATCTTACTTCCCGTGCTCTGTCATCCTTGTCAAAGTAGGTTAGGTATATTATATCCCATTTGAATTCGGGATGAATATGCAGGAACGGATATCCAAATATAATGCAATCATCTGGATGTGCTACCAGCAGTAGTGCTCTACCAGCACTTGGAGTAGTCAACGATTTCACTCTGTCTTGAGATATCTTTAACAAAATATGCACACCTTGGCTTTTTTACATTAGTATCTAAGGGTATAGCAAGTAATTGTCCCGGACGTAATTTAGGGAAATACCATTTTACATCTTGGTATATGTCAGCTATTTCTATAGGAGCAAAACTTGGTCTGTAATCGGTTAACGGATTAAAAATATAAGTGTTGAATCCTCTATCATTAATACTTGTCAACGGAACTACTTCTAGGTCTCCTACGTCCGCTTCTCCGATCAGTACATGCCAATCCACAGGCATTTTAATCTGGGCGTCACCTATACGCAATACCAGTGCCGGGCTATTAAATGATTCAAGGAAGATCAAAGGAATGTAAAAGTAATCAGGATTACGAGGGTCGCTATTGTCTAGCACCGCAAAACGCATATCGTCTACTTCGTCAGGTATCTCATTTAGTTCATATGCTACATTATCAAGTGTTAGTATTCTCATTAGTAAGTTAATCTCCAGTTCTGAAAGCTATGGTCGTACCATATTTTTATATCGGCGTGGGGTTGTTTGGGGAAGTTTTTGTTTCTCACCCTAATTAGGACTGTTTTTGCAGGACTGCCCCATATAGTGTCTTCGACACTCATGTAAATATCATCTATCATTCTTGCTCGCCATTTTACTATTATAACAAAATTCTCATATTTACAAAAGGATGGTAAGTTTTCCTTTGGTATAGTAAAGGCAACATGATCAACACTGGTATTGGCATCGTTAAGGTCAACCACAAATGGCTCATGTTGGTATTCACAATCAAACTTTAAATCAATACCATCTGCTTTAAAGTGAGGCAATTGCTGAAACAGATTGTTTATCATGTTGAATCTGTATAGTGTACTATCCGCGGGATGTTTTTCCTGGAATGAGTGGTTAATTGTTTTTTCGTATGCGTGGTCGATCTCAATGTCAGGTTGAAATTCAAAGGCTTCTGACTCGGCGTAGACTAAAGGTAGTATAGGATGGTTCTTGTAAATCTCTGCTGTTACTTCAATCTTTCCTGGAATAAAAGTTCCGCCCCACTGTTTAGCATGCTTGGACAGGTCAACAATATTCTCGTTAAAGATAGGATTGCCAATGGTCTCTGAAATAAAATAATCTATGTCGTCTGGAATATCCAATCTGTTACAACGTAAGAAGTTTTTGTTAATTACCTGTATGTTTGTAATACCAAGTTTACTGATCATGTCTCTGGCATACTCTGCTCGACCTGGATCCATTTCGATGCTGTAAACTTTCTTTGCTCCGGCCTTGGCGGCTAGAATACTTAACAGTCCTGTGCCTGTACCTATGTCACACATGACACTGCCTGGTGCTACACGTTCTATCGCGGCTTTGTATGCAATATTACGTCCAGTATCATTGATCATTGGCATGTAAATACCGTTGTTTTTGAACCAATCAAAGTCGTCTGACGATTGTGTCAACGTATTGTCAGTCATTTATGGTAAACCTGTTCCTTATAATGTCCGCATACCTATCTGCTAGATATTCTTGACTTTGTTCTGCACCATGGTATCCTGGGTCTTCACCCGAGAACGGATATTCATTGGTTGCATACGCTGGCGTGTCTTCAAACTTGAGTGTAAAGTGTTGATCTGGTATCGAAGTAGGAAAGTGATCTCTAACCATGTCACTGGTCCATATATTACATGCCACCAACAAGAAAGGGATCTTGTAATAGTGTAACTGCATGATGCCATCACGTATGATCCACCTGTCTTGTTGTAGTTTCCAGTTACTGTCGTACATGAAGTTAATGTATTGTCTTACTGCCTGGTTTGTATTCTTGTCTAACTGCTGACTACGGTAATGATGATCATAGTTTTCTGCTAAACTAAAAATAGTTTCTGATATCATTCTGTAGTTGTTGTTACCCCAGTTGATATTGTTAACTCCTGCCGCTGGATCATAACCTGTGCCGTGATCAGTTTGCAGGTGTTGCTGTAGGTCACTGTTCCACCCTTTGTTTTCATTCTTAGGTGCTACATAAGGGGCGGCACCTCCTGGTATTTCCATCCTGTCAGCGAACGTGGGTGCTACTATAGCAAAGTCTGGCTTTTGGCGTAGTATCTCATCTACCATTACACGTATGCCGCCATTGCTCATGCCTTGACGTGCCAGGTGTACCAAATCCCAATCCAGCTTGGCCGCTAGTTTTTCACCCCAGCTGGTTCCTAGTAGTGCAGGGTCTGTACTGGGCGCACTGAAACTGCACCCTGTGATCATTAGTTTTTTTCTTATTGCCATTCTGTTTTCTCCACGGCAAACGGATAGTTTGCATCTCGATAAAATGCTTTACGTTTAGTCAGGTGTCTTTTTGCGAACTTGCAGGTACTGGTTATGTCCCAGATCTGTACGAAGTCTTTGTCTTGGGCTTTACGAATACCCCTACCAATTGACTGGATAACCCGTACAAAACTTTTACCAGGCTCAATGAGAACCAGATTAAAAATACGGGGAATGTTAATGCCAACACTAGCAACGCCATAGGTGGCGATGATGATCTTACCTTCTGCCTCTGCCACTTCGTCATAATGTTCTTTTCGCTCCAATGCTTTGGTTGCACCTGACACAAATACACTACCGGGCAAGCGTGAGTGTAGTTCTTTGCCTGAGTTTATTCTGTCTACTAGAATAAGTGTATTACCTGTGTCTGTAATTTTACTTATCATTTCTGAAATGTAGTCTAAACGATCGCTGTTCTCCAGCAGATACTTTAACTCACTTTGGTAGTTGGTGTATTCAGTATGGTCGACTAACTGTACAACATTAACATGGCACATAGCCAGGTGTCCTGCTTCCTGTAGTTCACGTGCGCTTAGTTGTCCAATAACAGGTCCCAAGTTGCAGAATATACTCATGAATTCAAACTGCTCTTTGGGTATTGTGCCGGTTAGTCCCCAACGGATTGGGATACATCCCATAGGTCCACTCAGCAGTGTTTTAAGTGCGTCTGCTTTAGCACCGTGTACTTCATCAACAATAACACCAACAACACCTTCTAAGAACTCGCCTATAGTAATATCTGCTTCTGCGTTCCTAGTTTGTTTAAGCATGTTGTTGAGGCTTTGCCAAGTACATATTGTGTGCAGCCGACCAAACTCTTTTCTATCGCCATAGTAAACACCAACGTCCAGGTCCAAGTTAACAAAGTCTTCTTCTGTCTGTGTAACCAAGCTCTTGTTGGGCACGATAATAATAGTGCGGCCGTACTCACCAACCTTGTCAGCAAGTGCCGCAGTCATAATAGTTTTACCTGCGCCTGTTGCTACTTCTTGTACGCACTGGGGGTTCTTTAAGAAGCCGTTAATCAATTCAACTTGGTAGTCCCTGAGTTCTATTGGTTCACCAACCTTGGGATGATTCTTGGGCCATACTTTGTGTGAGTAACTTTGTTCATTTACTTCTGTAAAGTCAAAGTTAGTTCTGTAGTCTCTGAGGTCTTCTACTTCAAGATCGTAACCTTGTTCATCTAGATACGGAAGTATCTCTGGTAATATATTAATGTAGGTGCTACCGCCAAGATTAAAGAATGGCACTTTACCATCCCAGCGTCCTAGTCTGACTGCTGGTTGATAACGTGCGCCAGGAACATCAAACTTATACTTGCGCACCAATGCCGTCCTGGTACCAAGTTCTAGTCCTTCGATCTTTACATTAACTTCATCTTTAATTATTAACTTGGCTTTCAATCTATTTTCCTTTGTATGTATTGTACACTTCTGTAGCAAAGAACACAACCTTTTCTGCACGTTGCAACAATAAAGTTTTTTCTGCACCATGCATCATGCCAGCACTGGTTACTAACAAAGGAATATCCTGTGGCCAGTGTGAACGATATTTGGTAAAGTACACAACCTTTTTGTCTGTTGTGTCGATAGGTTCATTGTTACGTGGTGCAAATAATACCTCATCTTCGTTAAAATAACCTAACACAAACTTATCGCGTAGTCTGTTACTAAGGTCTGGTTCGTATACATAAACTGGTAATCTTTCTGTAACCTGTGCATAGACAAATAGTGCATCCAGCACTTCTTTGTTGGCATCTGGGTTGTAGTTTACATGATTACCTTTTAGTAGGTTAAACAAGCGTGTGCTTTCAAACTTTTTCAAGAACAAGTCTTCAACTTGCTGACTCACTAAGAAATAGCACACACCAGCCAGATCGATAACTTTTATTAAGTTGTTGATAGTTATGTCTCCTGCTTTCTTGGTCACAAATTCTAACAGCGATGCAGGGGCATTACGAATAACCAACTGAGTGTCCACAACATCCAACTGTACGTGTTGTGGTTTAGTCTGCGTTATCTTTTTCTCAATATCAAACAGTTGTGAGTCAATTTCAAAATCATGATGCCTCGCAATAAACATTGTAGCGGCTAAGTTGGGCTCTGTTAGTGCTATGCGCCACTGTTTGGTTTCTTCATTATGAAAACGCCAACTACCGCAACTGATCTTAGTAGCATCTCTAACCATGTCAACAATCTTAGGTTCAAAAGAAAACTGTAGTACTATTTGGTCTTGCTCTAGCCACATCATTCGTCTGCGATCAATTGTACGCAAAGGCTTTCTGTACTGGGGATTTTCAACAGGAGCAACGTCTACTCTTTTTGCCTCCAATTGTCGTTTGTATTTTAAAATCAGTTTGCAAGCCAGTTCGGCCTGCTTGTCTGTTAACCCTTGTCCCCCGCGGACACTTGTGGCCATGCTGTTAATTACTCTAACATCATACCTAGCCAAACTGATTATGGGCTCTATCTTCCCGAACATACCGTAGTACTTGTTGGTTACCGGATCCCTGTCACCATTTATAATTTCTAAGTAATCTTCAACGTAGGTAAATTTTTGCATGTTAGATATAAGTATACACTAGTATTAGAAGAAGTCAAAAAAAGACCTACCGGATTATTACATCCGATAGGCCCAAGGGAACCGACATAAAAGGAGCTAACAAAAATGTCGGTTTACTGCTCGTTAAGCACTCTTCATACAAGTTGACTCTGTCATTGCTTTCCAGTTACCCGGGAAGCTCTTGTATAATTGTGCAATCTTAATCGCCATACGCAAACTCATTTCACGTAATCTGCTCTTGTTAGTATCCATAAACTCAATAATATCATCTTGTCCACATTGTTCAATATCCATCTCAGCAAACAATGCACCACTCTTAGCAATCTGTTTGATACGCAATATTTTATCACGCATACTGTCCAGTGTAAGATCCAAGTAGTGACATCGTGACTGCAATGCATCCAAGTGATCACGTAGTTTCTGTGAGCGTACCTTGTCAAACTTCAAATTGGTGATAAAAATCACACTGCCTTTGAAATAGAACGAGTCGGGTATGCCTTCGCTACGCAATACTCTGGATTCTGCTAACCAACTTATCTTGCGTTTCTTACCTGAGTCCAACGCACCCTTGAGCAAGTTAAGAGAAACGTCATCCAGTAGGATTGAGTCACAGTCATCAAACACAACCAAACAGTTCTTATCCGAATACTTGTAAAGTGTTTGGTATAAGCCAATTGGTGTTGCGGCACCTTTAACCACTTCTGCTCGTAGCCTGCGTCCTGCAATCTGATCAAACAGTGTAGCCTTTTCAATCTCTTTCTCCACACCGTAACTCTTACCAACTCCTGGAGGGCCGCTAACGATCATTGCTGTAATCTCGTTTTGTGTTGCGGCTTTGGTCATGTCCTCTAGTATTTGAAAACGCTGAGCAATCTGTTCAATACGTTCTGCGTCACCTACATTAGCATTTGGATCTGCTTCAGCCTGTGTAACCAATTGCTGTACTGCTGTGTCTGAGTCAGTTGTGAACTCGTAGTCAGCCACACTGCTTAATTTAATACGAAGTTTTTCTGGGCACCCAGGAAACTGGTTACCATTTTCTACTGTTACGAATCCACCGTTGGTGCCAGGTTGGAACTGTTTTACTAGTTGGAAGGTCTTTCCACTGACATCCATATTGCGATATGAACCGTTTTTAATTTTTATATACGCTGTAGACATATATTGCTCCTTTGAAAATTATAAAATTAACAGTTGTTTTCTTATTATATGTGTATTATAGACTCGTTTGGTCCTTCTGTCAACCTTTTTAATGTACCATTTCCCTCACATCCACATCACACTCAACTACCCAATCGTTAAATTGGGTAAACTTATTAACTTCTACACCTAAACCAACTGCTTCATTTACAAAATGTTGTAGTAGCGAATTATAAAGTTCGTCTGGCATAGATTCTTCATCAAACTTAATTTTCATTATAACGCTCCTGTCCATCTAATTTCAAAATCTTCTAATATGTTACCACGTGCAAAGTTGGTTGCTGGTGCGGCATAACATGCGGCTTTAAGTATGTCACCCTTGCGAAACTTTACACCGTCCTGCTTAACAATAAAACTGTGAACACAGCGGTGGCTGGTAACTTTGTAATACTTCTTGCCTTCACGGATCTCAATACCGTCAGCAAACTCTTTCTGCATGTCTACATTATCGCAACGACTGTTGTAGTCTTGAATCATTTTTTGCTTTAGGATTTCTAATTGTTGTTCCATTTTAATCTCCTTATTATTCACAAAAGTCAAATGCGTATTCGTCAGTGTCACCGCATCTGTTCATTTCCACGTTGCCGTATACTGCACGTAGTTGGATCAGTACACTTTTCATTGCATCCATTGTCATACCATTAATAAACATTGTACCGTTGTACCAGTTTCTCCAGTAGAACTCGTCTTTAACTACTGTATCAAGAACTGTATCAACGTCTTGCTCTACCATAAGTTCGAATGCGTTATCAGTCATTTTGTTTAGCTCCTTACTAGTTAATATACTTACGTATTATAGACGATTTTGGACAACAAGTCAACCAAAATTATAAGTTGTTTACAATCAGCTAGTTACGTGTGCTTACTTTTCTTTTTTAATGCTGTATATGATGCCTTGCGGTGTCTTTTGAGTAGTAATACCTTCCGCTTTCCAATGTGCATCAAGTTCAGCTAACATTTTTTTATCCGCTACCCTAGCGTTTTCTACTTTAATTGCTATTTTAGTTTTACGAAATGTTTTGTGAACTTGCTTGTGATAATAAATTAATTCAAGTGCAAGACGCATCTGTTCAGCTTTTAATTGTTGTGCTTGTGAATAATTTTGCTTGTGCATATTGCTAGTACCGACTGCGTTCATACGTGCCGCCCAAGCAAACTGTCCTGCGCTTCTGTTGTTAGTAGTATCGTCCATTTTTAGCTCCTTATTAGTATTATTAATAACTGTACTACAAGTGCTATTATAGGCTATTTTGGACAAACCGTCAACCGTTTATTTTATTAAGTAAATTCAACAACTTAGCGGACTTATCAGATAGGAAATGCTGTTGATTGTGAAGGAGAATTTTACGCATGTCATGCTGATCAACCATGTGTTCCGAGTGGCTCATGCGGCTGATTTGTTCTACAGTATGTAAACATTGTTTTAGACGTTGTTCCGGATCTTCTATGCTGTCATAACTTTCGTCTATATAATCCCCAAACGTCTTATAGCCCAACTCATGTAGTAATTGTAAACTACCCGATGCTCCAACAATAACAAATGGTTGTAGGTTTAGTATGGGCTTGAATGTTTTCTCAGTTAAGAACAAGTTATTGATGTGTGTTTCAACAATCACATTATAATATGCCTCCTGAAAGAAACGTGTATCTATTAGTTTGTGTGAGTTGTGTTCGTAGTCTTGTAAATCATCACAACGATATGGTGGAGTAAATCTTTCTAATACGGTATGGTCCCAAGTATCCCAATTACCAGTATCACTGTCCCTTGTTTCGTATTCAACTTGGTACTTGCGGTCTGTGTAACTAAAGTATGCGTCATCAACAAGCCCATGTTCGACTAGTGTTGCGGCAAACAATCTTCTAAATGGTTTGTCCACACGGTTAAGACAAGTAAACTTTTTGCTTCTAATATCTGTGTTAACTTGCATCACATAGCCACCATCTGCATGCAAGTACTTGTAGTAGAGTTCGTCGTCTGGAAAATAAGAATAAAACTCGCCCTCTACTAGGGCATTAGCAATAGTAAACTTGAACTGTTGATACGGTATGTTATGTTTTGTTAGTTGCTCACGTATACACCGATCAATATGCCAATCAATGTTGTCGCCTTCGCTGTAATAGAACCATATAGTGCATAAGCCTTGTCGTGCCAATTCTTTAGCACGGTCACTTACCAATGCAATATAATCTATACTTGGGTCAAAGTAATTTAGATTTACAGGATATACACACTGTTCGGTTACATCACGTACATGTTCAACACGGTACTTGATATTGTGTTTCCAAAGATATCGCAGGAATCTAAATTCGTAACTGTACGGCGGGGAGATAGCAAGGTCCCACCATTGCTCGCTTCTAAATTCAATAGTGTTGTCTGTAACTAAGTTTGGTAAGTAGACACCCCCACGTTCGTAGGTGTCAAATACAAATATCATTTTTGACTATCACCAGGGCGAACCCTGTAATTATCCTCTACAGAGTCAGGTGTGCTGACTTCTATTATGGTACCTGCAACATCACAGATAATTTGGTGTGGGAGCAAAGGCACGTTGCGCCAAGTGTCGCCAGGCTTTAGTTTTATTTCTTTCTCTGAAGCGTCTTTGGTGTCAATATACTTAACGGTATACTCACCGTCCCATACATACCATGTCTCATCTTTTTCACTATGGAAATGCATACTGAACCTTGCTCCTTGATTAAATTTCATTAGTTTACCACAGTACTTGTCGTTGGTAGCCCATATGAGTTCATGTCCCCAACCTTTTTGCACAAAGCCTTCTAGTCTAGCCATATCAAAAGTATGTTATGTTGTTACGTGGAAAAAAGCATTCGTTGTTTTGTAATGGTTTGATTTTCATAGTCTCCAACACTGCGGTCTTGCCTAAGCCCATTGCTAAACTGTAAGCTACACTTTGATTGCCCACAAATAGATCAGCACCTTCAATTACAGCGGCCATCTCTAGCATATCTTTTACTTCGTAGTGCTGTATAGGTCCAACCACGTTAACAAAATCTTCGTGTTCATGTTCGTTGCCTAGAAAAATAGCGTTTTCTCCCATCTTGCCATCGTGATACATTTTTTGCCACATAGCATCACCACGTTGTAAATCTCTATAACGCATGGTGCGATTGACCACAACAGGTGCTACCTTGTTGGATGCGGCTGTTAACCAAGTTTTGTCGTAATCCTCTACTTTAAATTCTATCTTGTGTGTGATACACATGGCCTGCACGTAGTTGCCTTCGAACCCTCTAAACAGCACACCGCGGAACTTGTCTAAATCAACATCGTGAGTACCGTCCCATACTATCACATCATCAATGTACGGCTGTGCCAACAACAACGGTTTCAGCATGTCAAAATCTGCTTGTGTAAAGCGACCTCGGTGTGCTTCATCTACTTCTTCAGGTTTGTATGCGTAATCACTTACACAGTTTTCTATATTGTTGAGTGCAATAGCAATAGTGCCTCCACCCATGCGTTCCACAGCAAACAAACTGTAGATCAAATCACCGAATGTTCCCGAATGTTTATATACTTTGCTCATAGATATTCCAATACTGCTTTTGCTATTTTGTCTGCATCAAACAGACGGCTACAACGGAAGTCTTCGGGTCCGTGTATGCAATTGATTTGTCTTACTGGTTTGGGTTGTAGTTCATTACAACCAACACAATCAATTTCACTTTTGATTGCGGTTACTTCTTTATCCCTGGGTGCTACACGCTCCGGCAGCAAGTGTGTGTGCAGACTGACCATTTTGGTTTTACTTGCAGACGCTATGTGATATGGCCCACTGTCAATGCCTACAAAACAATCAGCACCATCCATCAACAGTTTGGTTTGCTGTAGATTTAGTTTCCCTCTTGCATCCACAAACAATGGGTGATCAACCGTGCCATCCTGCTCACTGCCAACACATACAATTTTAAAGTCTACACGTTCAGTAAACAACTTTTCAAATACTGCATACCAAGTTTCCCAAGCCATGTTTTTCATTGCCCAGTGCCACTGTCTTATGTGTATGCAGATGTACTTGTCTAGTTCATTGTCTGTCACGAACTGCTCAACCACAGTGTGGTCTTTTTGGGTAGGATACAGTTCGGGTTGCATGTTTTCAATGTTGCTTATGTCATTGCCAAATGCACGATAGAAGTAACAATCAACGTAGTGCATGTCTTTAGCTAATTCGTATGCATCATCTAGATCAATATACATGTCATACGTACTGGGGTCAGGCATTGCATTGGTATGATATAAATGACTTAGATGAGGATTGTTGTTAAACACATCCAAGAACTCTGTGGCCATGTCAACGGTTGAGCGTGGGAAACGTTTACGCAACTCACGTATAACACCGGTGGCCATAATAGCATCACCTAGTGCGGCTCTGCGTCTTACCAGTATGCGTGTTTCAGGGTACTCAAGCGGTTTTTTCATTGTTTAAAAAGTGATCTATAGATTGATGAAGATTTTTGCCGAAGTCGTCGTTCCTATAGAGTTCAAAATTTTGTTCTATAAGTGGTTTGCAATCATTGTAGATTTCAGCAATTTCTTCTAGTGGTTTGTTTAAAAATTCTATTAGGCTTCGGCGAGCCGCGAGCAGTCTTTGCCATGGGTGTTCTATGTCATCATAACTGGTGTCGAATACATGATCAAATGTGTTGTATCCTTTATCTCGTAAGTACTTAACAGCGTTATGTCCGCCTACATAAAAGAATATTTGTTTGTATGCGATACTATTAAAAACTTTCTCGCTAAAGAATATCCCAGGACACTCGTAAAATGTTTCAACGGTTAGTCCAACAAAAGCTCTGAGATAAAATGCGGGATCTGTCTTTTCAACCTGATCAGTTGAATCTAGCGGAGGTAACGGTACACGATGTTGCATAAAAACACAGTCGTCAATGATATGCTCTCTATTTTCAACCTTGTGTGCTATGGTTTTTACATTCGTGTATTCATCTAGGTTTTCTTCGTCATTGTACTGTGTAATATCATGAGGTATGGCTGATTCTATGCACTTGTAATTAACAAGACTATCTTCGATAATGTTGTTTTTGTACAGACCTGCAAGCATATATCTTCTCCACAGGATGTCTTTGGTGCTGGCCCAATAGAGTTTTTTGTCTCTAGGGTAGTTTATGTCTTGTGCAACATCTCGCCCAGATTCTATAGACTGCTTGTCGAATATTAGATTCGAGAACTGCGAGAACTGACATATTCTGTACAACCCAAACTTTAGTTCTGGAATATTGCGAGATACATTACTTAGTTTTCCGTTAATTACTATAATTTTGTTGGGTATGCATTCAGCCAATGAATTTAACGGGGCTACCCATCCGACGTTTTCATCCACACTCCATGCCATGGCATTGAGTATTATCAATGTGTCGGCTGTTAATGTAGGTATGTTACTAATACTAGCAGATAGTCTCGAAATAAAATCAGCAATCCTGCTGACGTCCAGGACGTCAAATTCTAACATTAGGTAATCATCAACAGGCAGTTCAATATCTACTTCTAGAGCATTATATACAAATTTATAATTAGCCATTTTTTATTTCCCTTACTGGATCATCCAGCAACTTGGCCATATGATTCTTCATTTGTATTCTTAGGTTGTTGAAATCTCTTATCTCCAACGCCCTGCGTCCAATTTCTGCAAGGTCAACGTTATCCAACTTGCATTTTTTAAAGTCATCTTCCAAGTTCCAAATAGAACTGTGAAGATCTGCTAATGCAGTTAACCAGACTGATATCTTTTCAAAGTCAAATTCTTTCAACTGTGCTGTATAGAAATCTAGTTCTTTTTGATTTGCGCCATCAGTCCGCTTGTGTTTGACCTGTGCTATTGTGTATCTGTCTACCAGTTCAATCAATGGAAACTTATACAACTTTCACCTCGGGAAAATATCTAACAAACTTGTCGTTCGGATTGTTTCTTTTTGTTAGTATTCTTGCTTTGATCTCGTCAAAGAAGTTCCATGCAAGCGGTACAAACACAACCTTGTGATTATCTGTGATGTTTTCTAATAGACTGGTCATGCTGACTACACCAATGTCTTTGCCTGGACTGTATGTGTTTTGTTTAAGTTTATTGTCGTCAATGATTGCATCCAGTGTTGTCTCGACATAGTTTAAAAAGGTATTACCTTTTGCAGCCGCACCGTAACCGATGGCAGTGTAACCTTGATCTTGTAAATCAGTAATTGCTTTATCATATTGTTGAGCAATCTGTTTAGCACGAGTAGCCCACACTGAGTATATGTCGGGGGTATACAGTTCTTTTTCAAGTTGTTTAAGATTGTGTATGTGCTGGGGTCTGGACTGGGTAGTACTAACAACAAATACATAACTGTTGCCATGCACTGGTGTTTTTACAACATCGCATAAAAACAAACCTGCACGTTCGCACAACTTTTGCATTGAGTTGATGTTGTAAAAGTTAACATGTTCGTGATAGATTGTGTCAAACTCGCCATTCTGTACCATTTCACTTTGACTTGTCTGTATAAACACATAGCCGGTGTCTTTAATCAATGGCTTAAGCAACTTTAAATATTCGTCAGGATTGGGGTTATGTGCAAATGCATTTTGTGCTACAACAATATCAAATTTATTATTGCCGATCTGGTCAACTGCATGCTGATCCCAAAAACCACAAATCATATCGTCTACTACACTGCTGTTGGTTGCATATAAGTTTTCTGCTGGGTCCACACCAAATGTTCTGTAGCCTGTTGCGCTGTACATGCTTAATTGTGTACCGTCATTGCAACCAATGTCCAACACATTACCACGGGCTTTGCCCACATACTCCTGCGTCCACGCACTAAACCAACGCATGTATTCTACATAGGTTTGGCTAGTGCCGCTTACGTATGCGTAGTCTTTGTATATGATTTCTGGATCAACCACATCTGTTAACTGTAGATGGTAGCAATCAGTGCATCTGTTAACTGCTAGTGGATACAGTTCGTTTTGTCCAGGTTGCTTTAAAAAATTGTTTGCTAGTGGTTGCAATCCCAGATCTAGTGTTAACTCTAAGTTGTCACTACCACATGCAAGACACTCTGTGAGTGGTGTGCAGTTTTGCATTTTAGTTTTGTATAGGTTGTCCGTTTGGTGCTATACTTCCTTCTACACCAAGTACGGGAATTTCGGTGACTAAGTCAGCTGGCAAGAACTTGTACAACACATGCTCTATGTCTGCATACCCACCATCTGTTACTCTTTGTGCCATGTAATTCAAACTATCTTCGTATACCTTGACAATACGCTCTGTAATGTCAGCAGGCCAACTCCAAAGCCTAGCCATGTACTGCAAATCAATTCCAGTTACCCCTGGCGGAAATTGACTCTTGTATTTTTCGCCAATGATAATCCTGTCTGCATATTCTTCGTACAGTGGCAAACTCTCATTGAACTTTCCATTTAGAATATAGCGACCTGACATTTTGTGAATCCTATCACAACCGTCAAAGTCGCCGTCATCTAAACATAGGCGGAGTGTTTTACCAAAACACAATATCTCAGTACTGTTTTTTACAATATCCCAGTTATCAGTACCTTGATAAATCGCTTGGACTTCGGCGTCCTCACTGTAATCAATCAGTAAGTCTGAACGTTCTTCTAACAGGTCACTCTGGGAATCTGTTAGTGGTGTTCCGGTACACTCCATTACTATGATCTTTGCATCCGGGACCCAACTCTTAATAGTGCTGAGTGTGGTGATCGTTTGCTGTAGCCTAGCCGCCGGACTATATACACCAAACTTCGAATTTACTGCACTTGTTACTACGAAACAATGTTTTATCATTTACGCAACCATCTGTTGTTTTCTAGCGTCCAGTGGACCACTTGTTTTATACGTTCGCTTAGTTTAATTTTTGGCTCCCAGCCCAGTGATGCCAACAAACTACCGTCCAATGCATAACGCATGTCATGTCCCGGACGACTTGTGTGGAAGTCTGTCATTTCGTAGTTGAGTGGCTTACCTACTGCTTCAGCAATCCATTGTGCCAACTGTAAGTTGTCAACTTCTTCTGTGCCTACCAAGTTGAACTTAGGACAGTGTGCATGTCCATAGTCTCCTGTGTGTACATAATCTTTAAGACCAAGAATATGCATTAGTCCATCAGCAACGTCCTTGGCATGAATGTACATTCTAGAGCCAGCAACTGTACGTGAAGGATCTGAATGAATTACAACCTTGTTGCCGTCACGCACGTTCTGTATGGTCATTGGAATGAACTTCTCAGGATGTTGTCGCTCACCAAACACGTTCATAGTGTGTGTAACAGTGATTGGCATCTTGTAAGTATTCTCATAGGCTACACAAAACTCTTCAGCGGCTGCTTTTGATGCACTGTATGGATTGGTACTGTTATACCTGTCATACTCTTTGTATGCTACACCCGGAGGTGCTATACCGTATATCTCATCTGTGCTAAAGTAAACAAACTGCTCAAGATCGGGCAAGTGTTTCCTTGCGTAGTCTAGCATGTTTACGGTGCCAACAACATTGTCTTGCACAAATTCCATTGGGTATGTGATACTGCGATCTACATGACTGCCCGCGGCAAGATGTAGCACAATATCTATGTGTCCAATGTCCTGTATAATTTGGCTGTTGACTTCTGCTTTGAGATCATGAAAGATAACTCTCATGCGATGAGCTACTTCTTTAGGATCATGCTCCTGTAGTACATCCCATAAACGGTTTAGGTTACCCGAAATATCTAGTCTGTCAAGACTTACAATATTCCAGTCTGTTTCTCGAAGGATCTTATCTATTACGTGATGCGCAATAAAGCCCGCACCGCCAGTAATCAATACTGTCTTTGACATATAACTCCAGTGTTGTTTGAATAAATCTATTTATCGGTGTGTATTAGTCGCTTGCTGAAACCTTGGGATTAATAAAACGCTTCACACAGGTCATAACTTTACGAGGTGTGTCAAAAACATATTCGTGTGTTTCACCATCTTCTGTAGTAACTGAAACAACATAACCATTTGCTACTTTGCGTACATCGATGTTTTCAAACATATTAGTGCCTCTTTTAGTTGATTAGATGTTAATTATAGGCTCTTTAGGGCACGTTGTCAAGTGTTTTTTAACGTTTCGTTGTACCGCACAGCTTCTGCTACTATAGTTGCGTCTGGATGCTCGTATATTAATGCTTGGGTATCTTTAGGGAAGCAGGCTCCGCCAAAGCCACGTTCTTGTGTGACCCAACTGTGGCTGTCGCCAATCCTTGCATCTTCTGTTACGAACTTTCTAACATCTTCAAACCTAACACCCTGCTTTTGGCATATATCATACACTTGATTAAAGAATGCAACCTTGGTTGCTAGGAAAGCATTTTTAAGGTATTTGGTCAGTACCAGTGTGGGTATATCACTTTTAACAATGTATGCCTTGGCAAAGTGCCTGAAGAATACCATCTCCCAAAAGTCAACACTGCCGCCACCTATATAGATGTGTGTTTGACCAGCATAGTCCGCATCTGCTGTTTCAGCACGTAAGAACTCTGGATTAAATGTAACGTTCCAGTCTACCAGCTGATCCAGACCAGTTTGATCTATTGTGCTTTTGACCAGTATGGGTATTTGTCTGTCGTACTGTTTGACTACACTGCTGACTATTGAGAAATCGCAACTGCCTTCTACGTTTTCTGGTGTAGGTACGCACACAATAACACCATCTGGATCTTTGTCTGTGCAGGTTTCTAGTTCAGGGTGTAGTGGATCAAAAATAGTAAAACTATCTCGTTCAGCAAACTTGTTTACTACAGCTCTACCAACGTATCCGTATCCGTGTAAATGAAAGTGCATAAAAACTCCAAAATAAAAGGGGTAGTAACAATTACCACCCCTTTATTATACTTAATTAACTGTTAAATGTCAATTAGAATTTAACTGCTAACCTAGTGCCAAGAATCATGTGTGTTTTAGCCCAGTCACCATCTTCACCTGCTGTTAAGTACTCAACATATGGTGTAAGTTTAACTGAACTGTTTTCGTCTGAATCTAATGTCCAGTCGTAACCAGCTTGCCATT